ATGATTTTAGAACTAGAGTTAAAAAATTAGAAGAGGAATTTAAAGCAATAGATTTGAAGAAGTTTTTTGCAAGAAACAAACCTTTACAGGATATTTGTAGTGAGTTTACAAGAATTTTTAAAGGAGTTGTTTCTTATGAACAAACTTCCAGACCAGAACCTTGCTGTTTTGTTTTTCAAGGCCCCCCTGGATGTAGAAAATCCGTAACAGTAACTAGATTAATTTCCGTTTTAGGGTTGACCCATTATGCCCATCTCATTAAAGGAGCAGAAGACGGTAAGGATCATTATGATTCTTACAATAATGAAGATATTTTTAATATGGATGACATAGGACAGATGAGTAAGTCCCAATGGAGATTTTTGATTAATTGGGTTTCAGCGATGAAATTACCATTAGAATGTGCTGAGGCAAGTTTAAAGGGAACCAAGTATTTTAATAGTGATTTAATTTTTTTAACAACTAATTGTTTTACAAATTTACAAGGTTTTACCGCCAAAGATTGTATTGAAACACCAGAGGCTTTGTGGCGAAGAGGGTACGTTTTTGATTTTGAAGAAGTGAGAGGAGTAGGTCCAGACATGAAAGGAATTATTAAATTTAAATATTACGATATAGTTACCAAACAATTTGTTAATGATTTTCCAGAAGATTTTAAAAAATTTTTAGTTAATGAAGAAGAGGATTTACTTCCATCATGTGATACAGAAAATCAGACAGATTTGCTAGTATGGTTAAGCACAGTCGTAATGGGTTTTAAGAAAATGAAGAAATCACAATATTCAAATAATAGTTTAAGAAGCGAGGATATAGAGTTTATAAGATTAAATAACCCTTTTCATGCGCAAGTGGAGGAAGAAGAATTACCTTGCATAAACAATTTAAACATGGAGTTCATCGTTAAGCAGGAGGTTTTAGTTGAAAGTTATTTTGATTATATGTTGGGCATTTGTAAGGATTTATTTGCCGATTTTTTGTCAATTCTACCAAATTTCGCGATTACGAATTTTGATTTTAAAAAGGAAGTAGGTATAATTTCAGTAGCAATGTTTTTAGGGATTTTAGTTACCAGTTTAGTTTATCATGTCAAAAATTTTGTAAAGGAAGGTGGTATGGTTAGTTTGAATACTGTAGAAAACGTTAAGAATATTGCAGATAATTTTGACAGTTTAGATTTTAAAATGATGCACAGTTTATTACCAAAGATATCATCACAAATGTTTGAAATAGACATGACTTATGTTGAAAAAGGAGTAGTCCATGTAATTAAGTGTCATAGTTTAATATCGGGAAGGAAAATTTTGGTACCATACCATTTAGTTTTAGATAGAGTTATGCAGATCACGATTTATGGAGATAGAAACAAAAATTACCGTATAGTCGACCACTCACCAGTTTCGGTAGTATATGTTAATATAGATAATGACGTCGCAGTTGTTTCACTTAGTGATGGTTATCCTTCACCTTTTCCCAAATTAGCAAGCTGTTTTCAACCTTGTTATGATCAAGTGGTAGGTATTGTTTTTCCAGAGAAGATTATTAAGTTAGAAGGTATTTTATTAGATATAAATAGCGTTGGACCTATTGTTTATCCAATTGGTACAATAAACAACAAAATAGAAGACCCAGTTGCCTATAAAGATTTACACTTTGCAGGTATGTGTGGAACTTTGTTAGTTACAAGTCAAGGTATGTTAGTAGGAATGCATGTTGCAGGTCATGATTCGAAGAGTATTGGAGCATCACTAAAATGGTCTAGGAAGTGTAGAGAAGATTTATTTGACGTTTTTTCCAGTGTAGACAATGGATTAAAGATCACAGCCCCCATTAGTAAAAAGGTTTATGAAAATTGTAGTGCTTTAAAGATAGAAACAGATTTAAACGTTTATGTACCAAAAAATAGCAATTTTATTAAAACAGGTTTGCATGATGTTTTTGAAAATACGAGGAAACCAGCAAATTTGAGTGTTTATGGTTCACACACCGTAAAAGATGTTTCTAAATCGAGTAGATGCGAGATAGGTCCAGTAGATCATTAGGAATTAGATTTTGCCGGCAAAGTGTTAGATTTATATTTCGAAAATTTTGATGATTTAAGTGAGAAGGAAATAGTAAAAGGAGATGATATGTTAGCCCCAATAAATAAGAAATCATCTAATGGAATTTTTCCTATAAAAGGGAAAAAAGAATGTTTTGATTTTGATGAAGGAGTCTTTAAAGAGGATTTTAGAGTTTTGTATGATGATTTTGAGAAGAGGATGGAAACAGGAGATGTAGAAGTTAAACACATAGCTTGGTTTGAAACACTTAAGGATGAGTTAAGAAACAATGAAAAGAAAGATCCTAGAAGCTTTAGAGTTAGTCCTGTTACTATGCAAGTACTAACGAAGAAGTGTTTTGGGAAAATGGTTAAGAAAATAGTTAAGGATAGGTGGTTTAACGAAATTATGATAGGTATTAACCCGTTTTCTGAATGGCCCCAATTGTACAACAGAATGCAAGGAGGTAGATGTTGGGGAGGTGATATAGGGAAATACGATAAATGTATGAGGGTTCAAGTTCAAATTAAAGTAGCTGAAACAATTTTAAAATATTATAAAGGAAAACATCAGAATGCGGCCAGGAATGTTTTATTAAATATAGCATATAATATAGTTGTAGTTAATGACGATTCATGGATTTTAACACATTCATTACCATCAGGTTGCTGGTTAACAGCAATTTTTAATAGTTTAGTAAATAGAGTATATACAACAATGTGGTATTTTCGAGAGATGAAATCACATGGTTACACACCAAATTATCTTAAGTTTCATGAGCACCTATCAGATCCGGTCTACGGAGATGATAGATTAAATAGATGTATAGATGTAAAGTATGAAAGTTTTTTGAATGCAAACACAATGGAGAAGTTTTTTAATTCTTTGGGTATGGAGATGACAGATTCTATGAAGGGTAAGATAGTAACTCCCTTTCAAGACATAAGCGAGTTAACCTTCTTAAAAAGATATTTTCGTTTCCATCCACACTTGAATCAGATTACTTGTCCACTGGACTTGAGAACAGTTTATAGCACTTTATCCTGGATAGACAAATCAAAGGACGATTTAGATTTAGTTTTGCGAG